AATGTACAGTTTAATCTTTGTGGTATCGCAATCCTAGACTATCTTGATCTGTATAAGAAATTTACATACACAAATCAAGAGTCTTACAAACTAGATCACATTGCTCATGTAGAACTTGGTCAGAAGAAACTAGATTGGTCTGAACACGATAACTTCAAAGCATTCTATACTAATGACTGGCAGAAGTTTATTGACTATAACATCATTGACGTAGAACTGGTTGACAAACTAGAGGACAAGATGCGTCTTCTAGAACTTGCAGTTACTATGGCATATGATGCTAAAGTAAACTTTGAAGATGTGTACTCACAGGTTCGCATGTGGGACACCTTGATTTACAATTATCTCAAGACAAAAAACCTTGTAGTTCCCCCGAAGAGAGTCGCTAAAAAAGATGAGAAATATGCTGGTGCATACGTCAAAGAACCTGTTCCAGGTCTTTACGAATGGGTGGTTAGTTTTGATCTCAACTCCCTATACCCTCACCTCATTATGCAGTACAACATCTCGCCAGAGACGTTGGTTGACACGAAGCATCCATACGCTACAGTAGATAAGTTACTGAATAGAGAAGTTGACCTTTCTGGTAAGTATGCTGTTTGTGCAAACGGCGCTCAATATCGCAAAGACATCCATGGTTTCCTGCCAGAAATGATGCAGAAGATTTACGATGAACGTAAGTTGTACAAGAAACTTATGCTCAAAGCAAAGCAGGAGAATGAAAAAAACCCATCAAATGATCTTGAGAAACAAATCTCAAGGTACAACAATATTCAAATGGCGAGAAAGATTCAACTCAATAGTGCTTATGGTGCTATTGGCAATCAATATTTTCGCTATTACAATCTTGCCAACGCAGAAGCTATTACTTTATCTGGTCAAGTTTCTATCCGTTGGATTGAGAATCAAATGAACGAGTATCTAAACAAGATACTTAAAACGGAGGAAGAAGATTATGTTATTGCCAGTGATACTGATAGTATCTACCTCAATCTGGGTCCTCTGGTTGACCGTGTATACAAAGGGCGAGAGAAAACTAATGAAAGCGTTGTCACGTTCCTTGACAAGGTGTGTTCGTTGGAACTTGAACCTTTTATTGATAACTCTTATCAAACCTTGGCGACGTATGTTAATGCGTATGATCAAAAGATGCAAATGAAGCGTGAGACTATCGCTAACAAAGGTATCTGGACTGCTAAGAAGCGATATATTCTCAACGCATGGGACATTGAAGGTGTCAGATTTGCAGAACCCAAACTAAAGATCATGGGTATTGAAGCAGTTAAGTCTTCTACTCCTGCACCTTGTCGTCAGAAGATTAAGGATGGTCTTAAGGTTATCATGCAGAAGGATGAGGAGTCTGTTCAGCAGTTTATTGCTGAGTTTCGTGAAGAGTTTAGCACTCTACCTCCTGAAGATATTGCATTTCCTCGTGGATGTAATGGTATTGGTAAGTGGTCTAATCCTGCCACACTATACAGTAAAGGAACTCCTATTCATGTTCGTGGAGTTCTACTATATAATCACTACATTAAAAAGAACAAACTCACCCACAAGTATCCCCTTGTAAGAGACGGTGAGAAGATCAAGTTCATCTATTTGAAAACTCCTAACAAGATTACAGAGAATGTGATTTCGTTTATGGGACAGTTTCCCAAAGAATTGGGGCTTGACAATAGTATAGATTATGATCTACAATTTGAGAAGTCATTTCTTGACCCTCTTAAGGTCATCTTGGATACTATAGGCTGGAAGCCTGAAAAAATCGCAACACTAGAATTTTTATTCGCATGAGTTTTCTAAAAGACGTAGCAAAGGAGATTGGCAATGAGTATGCCGCACTGGTCAGCGATGGAATCGCTGCAGGTGATACAAATAACTTCATTGATACTGGTAGTCATATCTTCAACGCTCTGGTTTCTGGCTCAATTTATGGTGGAGTACCAGGTAACAAGATCACTGCTATTGCAGGTGAGTCAAGCACTGGTAAGACTTTCTTTTGTCTTAGCATTGTTCAGCATTTCTTGGAATCTAACCCAGAAGCAGGAGTTATCTATTTTGAATCTGAGTCTGCCATTAGCAAAGATATGATTGAGAGTAGAGGTATGGATTCAGATCGTATGATGATCGTTCCTGTATCTACTATTGAAGAGTTCCGTACACAATCGTGTCGTATCCTTGACAAATATATGGAGCAACCGAAGGAAGATCGTCAACCTATGATGTTCGTTCTTGATTCTTTGGGAATGCTTTCCACAGCTAAAGAGATTGAAGATGTTGCTAACGATAAACAAGTTAGAGACATGACTAAATCTCAACTAATCAAAGGTGCGTTTCGTGTGCTTACGTTAAAATTAGGCAAAGCAAACGTTCCAATGCTAGTTACTAATCATACATATGATGTAATAGGGTCGTATGTCCCGATGAAAGAAATGGGAGGTGGAAGTGGACTCAAATACGCTTCATCAACAATTATATATCTATCAAAGAAGAAGGAAAAAGATGGTACGGAGGTTGTTGGAAATATTATCAAATGTAAAACACAAAAATCAAGACTGACCAAGGAGAATGCTGATGTTGAGACCCGTCTTTACTACGACCGTGGACTTGACAAGTATTACGGATTACTGGAATTGGGTATTAAACACGGAGTCTTCCAACGCAATGGGACTCGTATCAAGTTTGGTGAATCTAGCGTTTATCCTAAGTCTATTCTTGCCTCTCCTGATAAGTATTTCACGTCCGAAGTAATGCAAGCACTTGATGAGGCAGCAAAGAAAGAATTTATGTACGGAGCATGAAGCAACTAAGAGACTATGTGCGTACATATGATAATGTAATTGATGGAAAGTTTGCCAAAGAACTAATTAATATCTTTGAGAACAATCCATCATTCCATGATCGTGTAGAAAGAAACACTACGCCAAAATTTACACAACTGAATCTTACAGAACTCTCTAGAGAGAATGGTGACTACTCTGACGTGCATCAAAAACTTCAGAATAGTTTTCTAAAATTTATTAACATCTATAAGACAGAGTGCAGTCTTACTTTTGAATTACCAGAGAAACTTGCACTTGAAGAATTTCGTATTAAGAAGTATAATCCATGGAAGCAACGAGACGAACCATGTGATACTTGTGTACAAGACAGAAAACCTGATCAGTTCTCAGAACACATTGATGTAGGTGATTACAATTCTGCTAGAAGATACCTAGCATTCTTCTTATACTTAAACAAACCCAACGGTGGGGAAACAGTATTTACAAAATGGCATCAATATATTAAACCTGAAGCAGGTAGACTATTGATGTTCCCTCCCACTTGGCAATATCCTCATAAAGGTAACCCATGTACGGTTAGAGCAAAGTACATTATTGGATCTTATCTTCACTACCTATGAACACAGAACTCCTCATTACTACACATATGTTATTCAATGAGGAGTATTGCCGAAAGGTAGTACCCTTCATGAAGAAAGACTATTTTACTGATGTAAACTATCGTTTGATCTTTGAAGAGATTGAATCTTATATAAATACCTACAATCGTCTTGCCACGAAGGAAGTTCTATTCATTGAGTTAGAGAAACGCACCGATCTCACCGATGAATCGTACAATACGATTAAAAGAATTGTTGAAGAAATAACTTACGAAGATAATAACCTTGAATGGTTGTATGATACCACAGAAAAATGGTGTCAGGAACGTGCCATTTATTTGGCATTGATGTCTTCTATTAAAATTGCAGAAGGGCAAGACAAAGATCGTGACAAAGGTGCGATACCTCACATTTTAAGTGAGGCATTAGGTGTTTCTTTTGATGCACATATCGGTCACGATTATATCTCAGATTCCGATGCAAGATATGAATCTTATCACCAAGTTGAAAATAAAATACCGTTTGATCTGGAATTTTTCAACAAGATCACGAAGGGCGGTATATCTAACAAGACGCTTAATGTGGCACTCGCTGGCACTGGGGTGGGCAAATCATTGTTTATGTGTCACATGGCCTCTGCAACACTTCTACAAGGGAAGAACGTACTCTACATCACATTGGAGATGGCAGAAGAAAAGATCGCGGAGCGTATTGATGCGAACCTTCTCAATGTTAATATCCAAGACATAGCATCACTTCCTAAAGTTATGTTTGATGGTAAGATTAATAATCTTGCTAAGAAGACTGAAGGAAGACTTATAATTAAAGAGTATCCAACTGCATCTGCACACAGTGGACACTTCCGTGCTTTGCTTAATGAACTCGCTCTTAAGAAATCATTCAAGCCTGATATTATTTTCATTGATTACCTTAATATATGCGCTTCCTCCCGCTATAAGCAGGGTGGCACTATCAATTCATATTCATATATTAAGAGTATTGCAGAAGAACTTAGAGGACTTGCTTGTGAAGCAAACGTCCCTATCGTATCTGCTACACAGACCACTCGTTCAGGTTATGGCAGCTCTGATGTTGACCTTACTGACACTTCTGAATCCTTTGGTCTCCCTGCTACTGCTGACATTATGTTTGCCCTTATTAGCACCGAAGAACTTGAAGGTATGAATCAGATTATGGTCAAGCAATTGAAGAATAGATATAATGACCCTACTATTAATAAAAGATTCTGCGTGGGTATTGACAGAGCGAAGATGAGGCTGTATGATGTAGAACAGTCGGCGCAGAACAATCTCGTAGATGCCAACCAAGGCACCGATGAAGAGAAAGTAGAACTCGTAAAGAGATTTACTGCAAGCAAACTTTCAAAACTTAATTTTTAATTATGGCGCAAGGATTCCAAGCAACTCCGAACATCAAAGAGGAGGAGATCACTAACGAGATCCCCAAAGTTGATTACGAGAAATACTGCGAATTTGTAGATGAAGTCACCTCTGACGAAACCAAATATACTGACTCTTTTCTAGAGCGTATTGGTTCTCTTGAAGATCAGGGTGCTGACATTCAACGCTTACTTACTTCTGCTATTGGTCTTAGTGCTGAAGCAGGTGAGTTTGCAGAGATTGTTAAAAAAATTACCTTCCAAGGTAAACCATATAATCAAGACAATATTGATCACATGAAAATTGAACTTGGAGACTGTATGTGGTACATTGCTCAGGCAATGATGGCACTCGGTGCTTCTTTTGATGAGATTACTCTCGGTAATACTCACAAACTTCTTAAGCGTTATCCTGGTGGAGAGTTCTCTATTGAGAGATCTGAAAACCGTGCAGCAGGAGATCGCTAATGGATTCACATATGCTCGCAGCAGCACAACTAGACCTTGTAGATGCATGGAATATGTCATGGGGTGAAGGTATTCAATTCCTAATCGTATTGATTGTGCTATACTATATCAAGAAGCGTATTGATTTGCACTTTGCAAAGAAAAATGCTCGCAACATCATTTACAAAGTAAAAATTGTAGAGGACAAATGAGAGATGATTTACTCCGTGCATTGAAAGCACATGCACAAGGTCACATTCAAAAACACAAAGCAAACCTAGAAGTATATCTTTCCAATCCTGTAGGTATCGGTGAACATCCTGATATCATTGCAGCGATGGAAGTAGAACTAGAGCACCTTGCTAAGTGGGATGATAACTTTGAAATGATCAAAAAGTATCTTGACAAATGAACATCTTTGTAACTGACCCCGACCCTACAGTATCTGCACAACACTTACCTGATAAGCACGTTGTAAAGATGCCTCTAGAAACATGTCAAATGCTTTCTATTGTTTGTTCTGTAGAGTGGGGTCATGGTTACGGTAGATTACCACGCAAAGAGGGTGGATATTACAAGACTGAGAAGGGTGCATTTCGCAATCACCCTTGTACAGTATGGGCAAATGATTCATTACAGAATGCGTGGTGGTTACTTGCACATGGTCTTGCACTTTGTGAAGAGTATACCTATCGCTATGGTAAAGTTCATAGTTGTGAAGAAACATTGTTAGAAGCAACAAAGATTCTACCTGAAACACCATTACCATTTCGTCCTACACCATTTGTATTTGCAGGTCCTGACAAGTTCAAGTACGACATGAGTATTGATATCTTCACTGCATACAAACGTTACGTTGCATCTAAACCTTGGGTAGCAGATAACTATCTTCGTAAACCAGACCGTAAACCAGAATGGATAAACTAACGCAAGAAGAGTGGGAATGTGTTAGAGTATGTGTAGCAAACGCACCTATCCCATATGACATCACAAAGAAAAAAATCCCTGCACAAATCTTGGAGAAAATTGGACAACCTCAACCACGCAAAGGCGAACCATTGGTTCTCGCAAAATACGATCTCTCCCAGTATGGAATTGACAACTGAACAACTTCTAAAAATTTACAAGAAGGTCAGAGTCATTAAGGATCTTTATCCTCCTTCTAGAAGACATTACAACGCTGCGACTTACGGATGAAAGATACTATATTATATGGAGACTGTAGAGAAACACTCAAGCAGTTTGATGAGAAAGCAAGGATGTGTGTTACATCACCACCGTACTATGGGTTGAGAGATTATGGTGGTGAGCAATCACAGATTGGTCAAGAGCAAACTCCAGAAGAATTTATTGATGAGTTAGTAAAGGTATTCAGAGAGGTAAGAAATGTTCTTACTGATGATGGAACCTGTTGGGTTAATCTTGGCGATAGTTATTACAACTATAGACCTGGTAAAGGACAAGCATACCCAAAGCAAACTGTATCTAAAACTAAACAAGATCTACCAGACAAAGTATCAAAGCGTGGTAATAAATTAGAGGGTTATAAAGAGAAAGATTTGATTGGTATCCCATGGATGTTTGCATTTGCAATGAGAAAAGATGGGTGGTATTTGAGACAAGATATTATTTGGCATAAACCTAATCCTATGCCCGAGTCAGTTCGTGATAGATGTACTAAAGCACACGAATATATTTTTCTTTTCAGTAAGAACAAGAATTATTATTATGACAATGAAGCAATCAAAGAACCCGCAAAAGATTGGGGCACCAGAGATCGCACTAAAGGTAAGTATCATAATCCTGGCACTGGTTTATCCCCTCACACTGGGTTGAGTAAATCTTATCCCACTAAGAATAAAAGATCTGTATGGTCTGTGACAAACAAACCATATCGTGACGCACACTTTGCAACATACCCACCTGACCTAATTGAACCTTGTATCTTAGCAGGATCTCAAAAGGGTGATATAGTATTAGATCCTTTTATGGGATCTGGAACCACTGCGATGGTTGCAAAATCTTTAGGAAGATACTATAATGGGTGTGAACTACACGAGGATTATTCAAACCTCATAGATAAAAGAGTCTCACTGCAGACCGCTACTAACAATCCGTTATCGGATTTAATTGCACAATCATGAACAACATTGGATTAGAAATTGTATTCTGGACAGTTCTAGGAGTATATCTCCTAGCAAAACTAGGAGTCTTTAAGAAATGACCCAACGATTTACTTGCACATCTACTGAACCATACGATAGACACGACTATCAAATTGTGTTGAAGAATGGTAAGAAGATTAAGTTTACGGACTGGGGTACAACCATGGATTATTGGTTGCAATGGCGATCAAATGTTGATGTTATTAAAGTCTTAGACAAAACAGAGAAAAAAGGATTTTCGTAATGAAAAAGTTTATTGCAACATGCATGGGTCTTATGCTCACTGCCCCCGTAATGGCAGATGAAAGTAAAATCACAAAAGGATTGAAAACATATGATGCTATGGGATGTATGCTTCTTCAAGAATGCACCGATGGTGTCAAAAAGATTAACACTATGCTTGATCTCTCTACAGAGTATGATGATCCAGAACGTTATACTGCAGTAGCACAAGAGTTTAATAAGATGGTAGATGCACTTGGTGCTGTTGGTAGTAACGTGTATCTTGCGGACGATAAATATTTTCCAATCGGACATCGTGGTGTATACCATACTATTAGTAATCACATGTATCTGAATAAAGCATACATGAGTCGTCCGCATACTGTGATGTCAGTGATGCGTCATGAAGGATGGCATGCTGCTCAGGATTGTATGGCAGGAACTATTAATAATAACATGATTGCTATCATCTTGGATGAAGAGAAAGTTCCTCAGATCTGGCAAGACATTGCTTCTGATACCTATGCAGCAACACCAAGTGCTATTCCATGGGAGAAAGAAGCATTCTGGGCAGGTAAAACAGAGTGGATGACTCAGGCAGCACTAGAAGCATGCGCTGCTGGTAACATGTGGGAAATCTATGAACCCACACCGATGACCCGCGAATGGTTAGAATTAAATGGATTCATCACTGGCGACTGAGGTTGCCAATCACATAAGAAGAGAGATAGAAAGTTTTCCTCGGGTAAGACCCTACGAAAATAAATTTCCTATTGTGGAAAATGATAATGTATTCATTATAAATGAAATGCATCATACTAAGAAACTTAGAAAGATGCATTTAGAAACTGGATATACAGATTCTATTAATGTAATGCATTGTGTATTGTATCCTAATCCTGATTATCCTATTCCTATCTTCGGTGCTGATATTGTAGAGACTCCTAAGATGGTAACTGCAGCAATTGTTGACATGTCACCAGTATACGGAAGTGAAAGATATGTTGATATATTCAGAGACATATCATATAAGTACCAGTTCCAAGAAGATAGAGTCTTACCTCCATGGTCAGAGGATGTTTTCTCTGAAGGATGTAAGTTCATCCGCATCAAAACTGACGAAGAGAAAAGAATGTTCATGGATCTAGTTAAAGAATCCATGAAACTCTATAAAGGCATTGTTGAGAATGCTCAGTATGATATGCGATGGATCAATACTATGAAAAGAATTGATGATCAGGCACACTATTGCAATCAGCAGAGAAAGAACAAAAAGACTAAAGCAGTTTTAAGTAAATGGTTTGATCCTGAATGGGCAGAAAATTATATCAATGAAGTTTTATTTGACAAAGTTAAACATGACTGGTCAAATCCATTAGTTTTTCAGGGGGGTTGACAGACCCCTTTTTTAATGCTATATTATATTTGTTGACCTGACGAGGTTGACACGGGAGTGACTGAATAACCCTGTTGGAATTAGGCGGGGTAATGTAAATGGTTAGAGGTGGTACTCGCCTTCCCTAAAGGAAGTGAACCCGAACCAAGGGAACCATTGTTGTTATGTACTAATTTTCGCTTTAGCGATTCCCATAACTTGAGGGTACGAAGTAATCCCTCCTCCCCCATGCGGATGTAGTTTAATGGTAAAATACGAGGTTTCCAACCTCTTGTCCTCAGTTCGATTCTGAGTATCCGCTTTGCAAACTATATACTGGTGCAATGACCGTCAAACTGGTACTACTTAAATCTAATGAAGAAGTCATCGCAGATGTAAAGGAACTTGTTGATGCGGATGACAAACCCATCTTTGTAGTCCTTGAAAACGCTTACTGTTGTAAGTTGGTTGAAGCACCTGTGATGCTTACTGAAGGAAAAGAGGAGACTGAAACACAGTACAGTGTGCAATACTATCCTTGGATGCCTTTGTCTGATGAGAAAAAGATATCGATTGATCCTAGCTGGGTTGTTGCGATAGTAGAACCAAAACCAATGGTCAAACAATCCTACGAGAATAAAATTTATGGAACAGGAAGTAAAGATTCTAGTCCTAGTTAGTGGAGATGTCCTAATCTCAGGAGTAGAGGAAGTCGCTGCTGTTGATATAGGAGATCCAAATTGTAAACTGGTGTCGCCTTACCAACTAGACGGTGAGGAAATGTCACCTTGGTTAAAGAAAGTGACAGATGATATTGAAATTATGATATCATCTGATAAGATAGTAACGTTGGTGGAACCCCACCGAGAACTTATTGATTCGTATTTGAAACTGGCAACCGCATGAAATTCTACACTAATGTTTTCCAGATCGGCAACAGTATGCTGGTCAGAGGATACGACAATGGGAGACATTTTAGTGACAGGGAGGAGTTTCATCCTACCTTTTATGTGCCTACAAAGAAAAGAAGTAAGTGGAAGACCCTTGATGGTCAACGTGTAGAACCAGTAAAACCTGGCACTATCAAAGATTGTAGGGAGTTTATTGACAAATATTCTGCCGTTCAAAACTTCAACATCTACGGTAATGAAAGGTATGTTCATCAATATATCTCTGAGAATTACCCAGAAGATGAGATCAAGTTTGACCTGAGCAAAATTAATCTAATCACCATTGACATCGAGGTTGCCGCAGAGAGTGGATTCCCCGATGTTTTTAATTGTGCAGAAGAATTACTTCTAATCACCGTACAAGATTACAATACCAAAAGAATTACTACCTTCGGATCACGTCCATACCAGACCAATCCGAACAAAAAGAACTACTCATATATTGACTGCCATAACGAGGAAGGTCTGATCTATACATTCCTAGACTGGTGGCAGAAACACACGCCTGAGGTCATTACAGGGTGGAACTGTGAACTGTATGATATCCCTTACCTTGTAGGTAGGGTAGAACGACTTATGGGTGAGAAGATGACTAAGAAGTTCTCTCCTTGGGGTGTGGTTCGTAAGAATGAAATCAAGATTGCTGGTCGAGATAATATCTCATATGATCTGGCAGGCATCTCTATCATTGACTATCTTGATCTATACAAGAAATCCCCTGCAACTCCTAACCAAGAGAGTTTCCGATTGGATCATATTGCCATGATGGAACTCGGTCAACAGAAGTTGGATCACAGTGAGTTCGATACATTCCGTGAGTTCTATACAAAGAACTGGCAGAAGTTTGTAGATTACAACATCGTTGACGTGGAACTGGTTGACCGTCTTGAGGATAAACTCAAGTTGATTGATCTATGTTGTACTCGAGCATATGATGCCAAGATAAACTTTAGTGACGTTGCTTTCCAAGTTCGCACATGGGATGCAATCATCTACAACTATCTTAAGAAGAAAAATATTGTGATCCCACAAAAGGATCGTAATAAGAAGGATGAAAAGTATGCTGGTGCGTATGTGAAAGAACCTAAGCCTGGTAAGTATGACTGGGTGGTTTCTTTTGACTTGAACTCACTGTATCCACACCTCATCATGCAGTACAATATTTCCCCAGAAACACTACAGGAAAAGAAACATCCTAGTGCCACGGTGGAGAAACTTCTCAATCAAGAGATTACCTTTGAAATGTACAAGGACTATGCAGTTTGTGCCAATGGTGCAATGTATAGTAAGGAAAAGAAAGGTTTTCTCCCTGAGTTGATGGAGAAGATGTATAACGAACGTGTCATCTTCAAGAAGAGGATGATCAAAGCAAAGAAAGCCTATGAAAAAACCCCTACTAAGGAACTGGAAAAAGAGATTGCAAGATGCAACAACGTCCAAATGTCCAAGAAGATCGCCCTTAATAGTGCTTATGGCGCTATTGGTAATCAATACTTTCGTTATTACAAACTTGCGAACGCAGAGGCCATCACTCTATCTGGACAAGTATCAATCCGATGGATTGAGAACAAAATGAATAAAAAAATGAATACTATCTTAAAAACGGAGGATAAAGATTATGTTATTGCTAGTGATACTGATTCTATCTATTTGCATATGGGTCCTTTGGTTGACCGTGTATACGAAAGCCGAGAAGCGACTACTGAAAGCATCGTCTCGTTCCTTAATAAGGTGTGTGAAATGGAACTTGAGCCTTATATTGAGAGTTCTTACCAAGAACTGGCCGAATACGTCAACGCCTACGACCAGAAGATGATCATGAAGCGGGAGAATATCGCTGATCGTGGTATTTGGACTGCAAAGAAAAGATATATTCTCAACGTATGGGATAGTGAGGGTGTAAGATATGAACAGGCAAAACTTAAGATCATGGGTATTGAAGCAATCAAAACTTCTACCCCTGCACCATGTCGTAAGTTCTTGAAAGATGCTTTCAAACTTTTGATGTCGGGAACAGAAGATGAAGTGATCGACTATATTGAACAGTGTAGGGCAGAGTTTAAATCATTACCACCAGAGGAAGTTGCTTTTCCTCGTAGTCTATCAAACGTAGAGAAATGGAAGTCATCTACGGACATGTATCACAAGGGATGTCCCATTCATGTTCGTGGTGCAATCTTATATAATCACTACACAAAGAAGAAGAAGTTGACTAATAAATATGCTGCTATTCAAAATGGTGAGAAGATTAAGTTCTGCTACTTGAAGACACCAAATTGGATGCACGAAAATGTTATATCTTTCATTCAAGATTTCCCAACAGAACTTGACCTAGATAAACATATTGACTATGAACTACAGTTCAATAAGTCATTTATGGAACCTGTAAAGGTTATCCTTGATTGCATCGGTTGGGAGACCGAACGCAAGAACACACTTGAATCATTCTTCTCATGACACGATACATTGTATGCTGGACAGATGACGGCATATTCTCTGATAGACAGATGAAAGTCTTTGAATCCAGAGACCCTGCCAACTGGTTTGCAAAAAGTATAGAAAGAGAGTATAATGATGTTAAAGTATACTTAGCTAGAAAAGGAGAGTTTGATGACTAAGAAGAGAATACTTACTCTAGTCACAGGCGGTTTTGATCCTCTTCATAGTGGCCACATTGCTTACTTCGAGCAAGCAAAAGATCTTACAAATTACCTAGTAGTGGGGTTGAACACGGAAGAATGGTTGACTAAGAAGAAAGGACAATACTTCATGTCATGGAAAGAACGTGCAGAGATCATTCGACATTTAGATGTTGTTGATGCCGTGATCACAGTAGAAGATGATGAACACGGTTCTGCCTGCCATGCAATCGAAAGATGTTTAGAGATTGCACAAACTGTAGTCTTTGCCAATGGTGGAGACAGAGGATCAGATAACACACCAGAGATGGATAAGTTTGGTAATGATCCTAGAGTTGAAATGGAGTTCGGTGTCGGAGGAACTGATAAGAAAAATAGTAGTTCATGGTTGCTTCATAACTACTTTGAGAGACAACGAAAAATTGTAGGTATCTAATGAATAACATAGGATTAGAAGTTGTATTCTGGACAGTATTGTCAATGTATCTTTTAGTCAGACTTGGAGTTTTCAAGAAATGAATTGCTGGCATTGTAATACTGAACTTATATGGGGAGGGGACAATGATTGTCCCTTTGCAGAGGAGTATAGTTTCGTAACTAATCTCCACTGCCCTAAGTGTGAATCTTACGTTGAAGTTTATTATCCAAAGAGAGATGAGTGACATATCTTGGGAAGGGTTTGAATTGCCCAATCTCCCATTGTATAGAACTAAACTTAATGATAAGTGGATGACTTATCTTTGGTCTGTGGTTAAACAGGCGGAGAAGGATAATGTCAACAACAGTAACGATTACAGTTATAGACTTGCTGGAAATATATCTGGCAGTTTGGGATTGAAAGATGTAGATCATGTATTCAAAAATGAAGTTGTAGGTCCTTTGACACAACAACTATTGGATGAAGACCCAAAGCATTACTTTCCTCCCATAGATCTTGACCCACGTTTAGATCTGAAGTATAAACCAGAATTTAGATTGAATTGGTGGGTAAACTACCAATATGCAACTGAGTTCAATCCAGAACATGCTCACACAGGCATCACATCATTTGTGATCTGGATGAAGATCCCCACACACTATGAGGATCAACACAACCTACCGTTCCATTCCAAAGCTGCATCTGATTTTCAGTTTACATACAATGATATTCTAGGGAATACTGTTGAGTATCCCATCTTCATGAGTCCAGAAATGGAAGGCACATTGATGTTATTCCCTTCGAGTTTGCATCATCAAGTGTATCCATTCTATAACACAGATGAACCAAGAATATCAATCGCTGGTAATTTATTGTGGTCCATGGTAGAATTATAATAGAAGTGAATCATTATGGATTTTTTAAAAGAAATAGTTAAAGAGATAGGAGATGAGTACACCCAACTCGCCTCAGAGGCAGAATCCACTGAAGAATATGTGGACACAGGTTCGTACATTTTTAACGGGCTTGTATCAGGCAGTATATTTGGTGGTGTATCTAGGAACAAGATTACTGCTATTGCTGGCGAAAGCTCTACTGGAAAGACTTTTTTCAGCCTCGCTGTCGTTAAAAATTTCCTTGACAGTAACCCTGATGGGTATTGTCTATATTTTGATACTGAAGCTGCTGTCAACAGGGGACTTCTTGAGTCTAGAGGAATTGATCTCGAAAGGCTCGTGGTTGTCAATGTGGTAACCATTGAGGAGTTTAGATCAAAGGCACTTAGAGCAGTTGATATATACCTCAAGACAGATGAAGACAAACGTAAACCTTGTATGTTTGTTCTAGATTCTCTAGGTATGCTTTCCACAGAGAAAGAAATTACAGATGCCTTGAATGATAAACAAGTTCGTGACATGACCAAATCACAACTTGTCAAAGGTGCGTTCCGTATGCTTACCTTGAAACTTGGTCAAGCAAACATCCCACTTATAGTTACAAATCACACCTATGATGTCATCGGATCATACGTTCCCACCAAAGAAATGGGCGGAGGCAGCGGTCTCAAGTATGCAGCAAGCACGATCATTTATCTCAGCAAAGCTAAAGAAAAGGAAGGAACAGAAGTCGTTGGAAATATTATTAAAGCTAAGACAGCAAAGTCGCGTCTGAGTAAAGAAAATAAAGAAGTTAAGATCAGACTTTACTATGATGAACGTGGTTTGGATAGATATTATGGTCTCTTAGAACTTGGCGAACTTGGAGGACTTTGGAAGAATGTCGCAGGCAGATACGAAATCGACGGCAAAAAAG